AAAGTTTCCAGTCAAATACCATTTCGTGACCCCCCTGGTTCGCAAAACGACTAAAGTCACCCGCATCTGCCCTCACATGGACGTACCGCCAGGGGATCGTGATCACTTCGAATATCTGGTATATGATAGGCTGCCGACCAACCGACCGCGAAATAAATCTCTTGACAGCCGCTAATAATCGGTATATACGGAGAAAGAATGAAGTTTCTTGACCTCCTCAAGAGAGTGAAGGCAATGTTGGAGGAAATACCGGAGAATCATACCGGTGAGGTAGTCATGAAATTCCAGCTCAACCAGGGAGGCGTCAGGGATTCACAGTTAACAATCAGCAAGACATTCAAATAATCACGGCTTCCATCTTCGCCTCCACGATGTAGGTGGAGCCTCGAACAATGGCCCGGCAATACGGTTGAATATGACCGCTATAGCTGGGCTTTTGCCGTTTAAAGGGATGAACCGGCGTCCAACCGATCCTAGCCGTTAAACAGGAACAGATGAATACCGCCGAACCTTGCGGCCAAGTCAAGGTGAAACAAAATACCGGGCAACGGTGACTACTTCCGACCCGGACCTTCCGGCCCTGAAATATGGGTGGCCTTGGAAGCACGGCAAGCACTCTGACGCTCCTTGTCGTGGGTAGCGGGGCAAAGAAAGCTACCAGGGGAACAACGAGTACCCCGATTGTGTCAGGATCAATCCTTGAGTCTTAGGGGCAAACCCAAGGCTAAGGGAAGGGGGAAAGTAGATCACAAGAACCAGTTGAGGCACGAAACACTAGAAAGTAACACCGGCACCTTTGCTGTATACGATAAAGTGTTAAAGTATACGATGAGTAACACGAATATAAATAAAGTAACACCGATAGCGTCTAAAGAAGATATCGAACGAGAGATAGAAAGCCTGACCCGTGTTGTGAATAACCTCCCGCTAAGATTAGGCGGGCGGCTTTTGATGAAAATAGCGAAGTTGAAACGGCAGCTTGCGGGCATTTAAGATGGGGTTTTTATGCACGAGCGGCTTAAAAACATCCAACAAGACCAACACAGGAGGTTCACACCGATGAGAGACGGATTACAGGAGGGGTTCAATATCCTCTACGGCTCAGGGGATTCTTATTCGCTGGCATTCTCGAAGCTCACAGAGGTCGTCAGGAAGGCAGAGGAAGATTACACCGTTGAATTTATCGGCGGGCTGAACCCGAAGGATGACGGCAAGAACAAGTTTTTTGCTATCGTCATGGCTCGGCTCAAGAATAAAGATCGATTAACTGTTGTGGAAGGGAAAGTGCCTAAAGCCATTGAATACCACGACAAAATAACGAAGTTCAGCACATCCGACCCTGTGACGGGAGACTACTGATGGCTCGTTTCCTCCATTTAGGCGGCGTGACCCGCGAGTTTCATCATCTCAAAGTCGTGGACCCCGACGACAAGAGCGGTAAGCCGAAGTTCGAGCGGGCCATGATGATCTACAAGCCGACGCTCAAGGGGAAATCGTTCTGGGTTCCCGACTCCTGCGGCTGGAAGTACCTCGACCCCAAAGATAATGCCGATGTTCACGTCCAAGACTCTAACGACTTCGCCGACCTGCTCCGCGACATGGCTCACGCAAAGAAAATGAGGCCGTTCGGGGACTTTACCGACGAATTCGCCGCCCTGACGATGGCCAGCAGTCTGTATGTTCAAGAGAAATTCCTACGATGCACCACATATTCACTCGTCAAGTGCCTGCAACTCCTTGATATCCCTGTAAACAAGCCCGCGATATTCCAGCTCCTGATGTTCATCCAGGACGGACTGCGCGAGCTTCAGCGCATGAACTTACCGATTCCCGAGACCGAGACTGAAACAGGCCTCGACATGAAAATGACGTTTCACAGGGACGACGATGTAAAGGTCATCGAAGCCCCGCTCACCATCAAAGAAGGCGAACTGAAGACAGGGATGGCCCTATAATGGCGAAAGCCCCCAAACGACATCCGCTAGAATCAGAAGAGATGCAGAAACGCCTGCAGACATTGCAGATATACCGGCGTCAGGCTCGGCTCGCTCACCTTGACAACCGCCAGCAACAGGCCATAGATGCCGATTACTACGACGGGATACAGCTCACCAATGACCAACTTGCCGTTCTGGAAGAGAGAGAGCAGCCCGTTCAGGTATGGAACATCACAAAGGGCGTAGTTAACTGGGCGCTCGGCACCGAGCAAAAGAGCCGCTTCGATATCAACGTCCTCCCCCGCAAAAAAGCAGACGATAAAGACGCCAAGACCAAGACCAAAGTTATAAAATACCACGACGACATGAACTATGCGGCTTACGTTCGCTCCCAGGTGTTCGCCAACGCTGCCAAGGTCGGCGTCGGTCATCTAGATATCGGGGCCAAGGACGATCCAGAGAACCCGCTATATTACGCCAACATGGACTGGCGGGATATGTGGTGGGATTCTCTGGGGAAACGGCTCGACCGGATGGACTGGCGCTATTACTTTATGGAGCGGTGGGTTGACCTGGACATTGCCGTTGCTCTATTCGAGGACCGTCAAACTGAGCTGGAAAACGCCGCAATCGACACGATCAGCCGTTATCCGTACAATCCGGAGGACTCCTACGTTTTCGATGATGCGACCGATGGGGTCACGATGGATTATGGCATGACGTTCGGCCAGACCATTGAAGGCTTCAGGAACCGGGTCAAGATCATCCACATGCAGTACCGGATACCCGACAAGGTGAAGATACTGAACATCAAGGGCGAAGAGTACGGAGCCTATGACCATGTGATCTATCAGGACGATAACGATGTCCACAAGCATCTGGTGAAGTACGGGTCCGCCGACCTGGAAGATGCTAAGCGCATGACCGTGAGGCATGGCCTATGGTGCAATTCGATATTCCTGTGTGATTTCCCGACTCCTTACCATCACAACCAGTTTTCATGGGTGCCGGTGTTCTGCTATCGCCGGGACCGTGACGGGATGCCCTACGGCCTGATTCGTGACATGCGCTCTCCCCAGGACGATGTGAACGCCCGGAAGATGCGAGCCTACTTCCTGATGTCCGCGGAGAAAGTCATCTACGAGCAGGGAGCTATCGACGAATCAACTCCCGCTGGGATTGCCCGGTTTGCCGACGAGTACCGGCGCCCTGACGGGATTGCAAAAGTAGCGGCCGGCGCGCTCTCCGGGCAGAAGATTCACTTCGAGAACGGCATGGCGAAGGCCCAGCAGGAAGCCGCGGTTGCAAGGGAAGCCGAGCAGTTCATGCACAATATCGCAGGCGTGACCCCCGAGCAGCAAGGACAGAGCAAACGGGACCTGTCAGGCGTGGCGATCAAAGCACTTGAACAGCAGGGAAGCAACCAGAATTCCAGCCTGTTCGATAACTATTTCTTCGCCATGCAGATGGCCGGCGAACTTCAACTCTCCAACGTCGAGCAGTTCGACAACACCGAAAAGGTGATGAGGATTACCGGCAAAGAGCAGAAGCATGAGTTTGTCACCATAAACACCGTTGACGAAGAGGGGAAACCGATCGATTCGATTACTCGTGCCAAGGGTGACTTCAAGATATCAAAAACGGATTACCGCGAGACGGTCCGGCAGGGAATGCGGCAAGAACTCGGGGAGCTCATCCAGAATCTCGTTAAGGTTGGCGGCAAGGCCCAGGAGTGCGGCGTCGCCATGCTCGACATTTACGTTGACCTCTACGACGATATGAACGACAAAGAGGAGATGGTCGCCAGGATCAGGAAGATAACAGGGCAGGAAGGTATCGACGACGACCTGACTCCTCAAGAGAAACAGGCCAAACAGCAGGAGCAGGCCGCGAAGCAGAAAGAAGCCGCTGAAATGCAGGCGATTCAGAAAGAGATGCTGCAGCTCGAAGTGAAATTGAAGCGGGCAGAGGTTGACAGCAAAGAAAACAAGGCGATCTTGGACGCAGTAAAGGCGGCATCGGAACGGCTGAACATGCTGATGTCCGCCATGGAGACGGCGGGGGCGGTGTCTATCGCTCCGGGTATCGTGAAGGCAGCCGACACGCTGATAGAAGAGGCTGATGCCCTCGTTAAACATCCTGACCAGCAAGGGACACCGGCAGCGACACCGCAACAGCCACAACCAGCGATAAACCCGCCACAGGTGGGCGATAATACAGGACAACCTGGAGGACAAAATGGCTAAGAAATCGGGAGTAATGGCCTCACAGCCGTACGACGACAACCACTGGGAGAAAGAGGAAGATGTCCGGGCTCTCGCCAGGGCCGCAGCGATCAAGAAAGACCCTGTTCGTCTCAAGGCTGCTCACGGCCATGCCAAGACGATGAAAGCCGAACACATGAAGCGCAAGGCCGAATCATCCGAAATATGCAAGATGGCCGATAAAAAATAACAGGAGGTATCAGGATGTTTATGCACAAGTTTATCAACAGGGCAATTCTCTACGCTCCGCCTACCGAGGGGGGAGGGATCGAAGTCGAAGCAGGGACCGGCGGCGAAGCTACGGCAGAACCCGGCATTCCGGCAGGATTCACCAAGTCACAATGGGAGAACCTACTCCCCGCCGAGCGCGTGGCGTTTGGGATCACCGACGAGCAGATCGAAGCCGCCGAGGGTGGAGAGCTGGAAGAAGATGAACTTGACGACGCCCTTGGAGAGATCGGCGAGATTAAGGAAGGTGAGGAAACGCCCGAGCAGAAAGCGGCAGCCGATAAAGCCGAAGCCGACAGGGTGGCCGCACTCTCGCCCGAGGACAAAGAGAAAGAAGAAGCGGCCAAGGCTGCCGTTGCGGAAGTCATCCCGACCGACGAAGAGCTGTTATCGCTCCGGATTAACATTCCCGACTCCGATATCCCGTTGCCAAAGGTAGAAGTCGAAGTCCCGAAGGAACTGGCAGATAAGATAGTCGCGCTCAAGGCGAAGCGAAAAGAGGTAAACGACTGGTTCGACGAGGGAGAGAAGCCGGACAAGACCGAATTCACCAAGAAAGACCTCCGCGACGCCCTCGACGAGATCGACGACGAGACCGCCACCATCAACCAGGAGATTGCCGAGCTTCGCATGGAGGCCCGTATAAGCCAGCGGGACGTTCAGAAAGAAAACGCTATCTGGATGGCAGAGCAGAAGGCTTTTGTGGCCGCAACCCCTGAGTACAGGGAGAAGGATACCGAGGGGAAGATCACCGACAAGTCCGCCATGCTCTTCAGCGCGTTTGCTTCACGGGTGAATGTGCTCCTGAAAGACCCCGCGAACGCCGGCAAGTCAGGGATGCTGATACAGATCGAGGCCGACCGCGCAGTACGCAAGGCGTTTAACCTTCCGGCCCGGGGGAAAGCAGCCTCTGCCGTTGCGGCGAAACCCGGCGAGAAGGGCAAGGTTCTACCGCTCAAGCCTGCCGCTCCGGCCGCAACGGTGCCTGCCAATGTGGTGAACCTGGGCGAACTCCCGGCAGCCGGCGAGCATGATGCTGACCCGTTTGCCAACATCGACCGGATTAAGGACCCGGTTGAGAGGGAAGAAGCCCTTGCCAGGATGACGCCACAGCAGGAAGCGGCGTATCTGAAAGGCGCGAGGACTTAATGTCCCGACTTCTAAAGGAAATAAAGTTTGGGAGAGGGATTCAGTTCACTATTTTGGGCCAGATTATAACCCTTAAATTCCGGCGTTCCGATTACATAGAGAATGCCGTTAAAGTAGTGTTTGAAGCAGACCCGTCAGTAAGGATTACAGACTTGACGGACATCCATAATCACCAGGACGGCGAAAAAGGAGGACAAAATGGCACAGACCACAGTCGTGCATAGTTCCGTCCAGGCCGTCCAGCGGTACTCAGCGATGGTCGCGGTGGATCTTGCGAGAGAGGGCTACTGGAACAGCAAGTTCATGTCCAGCGGCAAAAACCCGACGATGCCTATCTGGCGTCTCACAGACCTGGAGAAGATGCGTGGTGAATCCGTTCGCTACTATCTCTCTCTGCAGCTCCGCGGCAAGCCCGTCCAGGGCGAACAAAAGGCGGAAGGAACCGCCGAGCAGCTCGACACTTACAGCGATCTGGTTTACGTTGACCAGCTCCGTAAAGTCGTGTCCTGCGGCAACACCAACGACCAGCAGAAAACCATGCTGGAATTCCGCGAAATCGGCCGCGCCCGCCAGTCCGAGTACATGATTCGTCTGTTCGACGAGACGATCACCATGTACCTGTCCGGCGCCCGCGGAAGCAATACCGATTTCATCGAGGCTACCGACTTCACCGGCTACGCCAACAACTCGTTCGTTGCTCCTGACTCCTATCACCAGATGTTCGGTGGCGACGGGTCGGCAACCTCGACCGGGACCCTGACGGCTGACGACAAGTTCGGGCTGAAACTGCTCGACAAGGCAATCGCCAAAGCCAAAACCATGGGCGGTGGCACTGCTCGTATCCCGAAGCTCACGGCCCCCAAAGTCGGCGGCAAGAAACGATTCCTGTGCGTCATCCATCCGATACAGGAATTCGACCTGAGGCGCGAACAGGGCGAACTCGGCTGGGCGCAGATCACCAAGGCCCTGGCGACCGGCGCCAACGAATCCGAGAGCAATTACACCAAGGACGCGCTCGGAATCTATCGAGACGTGGTTATCCAGGTGCACGACGCAAACCTGACGTTCAGCACATGGGGCGCGAACGATACCCTTGCCGGCGCACGCGCTCTATTCTGCGGCGTTCAGGCCGGCGTCCTCGCCCTTGGGCAACCCGGGGAGGCCAACACCTTCTCCTGGAAGGAAGAATGGAAGGATTTCCAGTATGTTCTGGAGATCTGCACCGGAACTCGGTGGGGCGTCAAGAAAGTCACCTTCAACGGGCTGGATTTCGGCGTTTTCGCCCTTGATACGGCCGCTGATCCTACTTCCATCACCTCGTAAAATAACCCGGAGGGGCGTGGAACCCCCTCCTTACGCTTTAGCCAAGGAGGACTCAAATGGCACAGACCATAAGATACATGAGTAAGGCAGTCGGGGTAACTCCCGCTGCAGATGATGCCGCCGCGACACTTCAGCCGCTGCAAGGCTCCGTTGCGGCGCTGACTCACCAGGGGGCGGGGGTGCCGATCAACTCCATTTCTGACATAACCCTCGCCACGGCTACCGATCCGCTCGCCACCAGCGATATGTACGTAGCTGGTTGCGTCCCCAAAGGGCATAAGTTGATTGATTCCTATATTGTTGCAGGGGATATTGACAGCGGGGTAGCTCTTGTCATGTCCGCGGGGTTGCTTAAAAAGGACTTCACGGACCTGGAGGGGTCGAGCACGAACGTGATCACCACATCGAGCGTTGGCCAGGCTGGCGGGGTTGCCAGAGCGGATACCGCGGCCGGACTCCTGCAGGCGGTCTCCGATTATGATACCTGGTACGGGATCAAGATCACCACCGGGGCGACGGGGCTCAACACTGGGGCGAAGCTGAGGATGGTTCTCATCTATATCCCCGACGGGAACTAAGCCAGACAAATAACTTACAAGGAGGAACAGATGAAGAACCTTATCTCAGTCTTTTCCCTTGTCATAGTGGGTATGCTCTGCTCGGCAGCTTTCGCCGACATGCAGAACGGTCCGCTTGTCACCAGGGAATCTAACGCGATATTCAGCGCCAAGGCGGCCACCGCCACTTCGGCGTTGAACTCCAATGTTACCCGGATGTTCGACAACGTCAGGGCGACCGCAGTTTTTACGGGAATGTCCAGCGCAGTCCAGACGACCAACATCAACGGTCCGGCCACCCTCTATTGTGGGGTAACCGCCAGTGGTCCGTGGGCTCCCATGAAGGATAGTTTGGGGAATGTGATAACCCTGGCCAACGGCGCGGCATTCACCACCTTTGAAATCAACAGCCTCTGCAACTTTGTACGAGCAACCTGGACCCCTGCGGCCATTTCCACTAACCGGTCCCTTTACCTCTACCTGCTCGGCGCCGACTGACCGGCAGATCAATCAACGAAGGGGAGGCTTCTACCTCCCCTTTTCTCAAGGAGTGAACAATGATTATCGAATGCCTTATCAAGAGAGACGGGCTGACGGAATTCAACCATGCCGGGATGAAGTACATCTTCAAGTCTCGGCCTGAACTTACCGGCGGGGACAAGGAATCGAACGTATGCGAAGTTTGCGCGGATCATGCGGTCAAGAGGCTCCTTGCAACGAAGGGTTTTTACCGGGAATATCAGAGCAAAAAAACCGAGGCGCCGAGTAAACCGGCAGAGACTGGCGTTTCATTCACGAAGGAAGAATTTTTCGTGCTCACCAACTACGCGCAGATCACAAAAGCGATAAAGGGATGCAAAGACAAAGAGTTGCTGTTCGCCATAGGGGCGCAAGAGGACTCTTCCGCAACCCGGCGACCATGGTTAATTGAACTCCTGGACGGAAGATTAAAGGAACTGGAGGCGACATGAAAAGGATAATAATCGCAGTTTTGATGGTAACCCTATCGGCTGCAATCACATATGCCGGGCCGATGATGAAGATCGGATTTCAAGCGTATTCCTCGGCGAACCAGATCGAATGCGGCGTTTTCGGTATGAACAAGAAACTGAAAACCGACGCTGTTGGCGGGGAGACCAGTATTATACAAGGGTTTTCGCCCGACGATGCTTATTCCCGGACGCTTTCATTGGGGACCCATGGGTTTGCCAATTACTCAACCAATTATGGCAAAACGAACCTGACAGCGGCTGCATGGACCTGCCGAATCGTTTCCACATCAGCAAACTCTTATGCGAATACCATTGTTCCTGTCAAAGTTTATCTGAACGGGGTACAAAACTTTTTCCTGACACTCGGCAGCGGAACATTTATCGGCGGATATACGCCATAGGGGAAGTCGGTGAAAAGACTTAATACCCTGATATCAATACTGTTTTGTATTTCCTTGGGCACCTCTGCATGGGGAGGCAGCGTAGCGTCTCTTTATACAGGTTCAGGCCTTAACAATGGACCCCCATTCCATTTTGGGGATTTCGCATGGAGCGGTGTCGGTTTCCCATTCCATATGCAAGCGTTCAATTGGAATCCCGGTATAGGGAGCCAACCGTTTCACCCCTCTGTTGGCGCAAAGGGTGGCATCGGCAATTGTCTTTTCATCTCTTCCACCATCAGCGCGGTTGTGCCTTCTCCATCATTAGGGGCGCAGTCTGGGGGAAATGTTGCAGCATATGGTGGGCTTGCCGGACAAGTCAGCTTATTAAATAATCAGGTCGGCAGCCAGGGGCTTGTCGGGTTCTTAGGGATAAACGGTTTCGTGAATAATAGCCCGGCCCCTTCTGGAAGCGGCGGCGGCTCTGGTATCGGCACGCTCGGCGTAACGGCACAAAGTATCGCGGTCGTCACCTTATCCGATGGGGGGAGTACCGGCACAACATGGCCCTTCCCGGTATCCGCTGGCGGCATGAGCAACGGACTGGCTTATCTTGCAAGCTATGGCGGGACTGCCAGCATCACAGCGATCACAACAGCGGGGCTCGGCCTTGCAAATATTGCCCTCGCTTCGGTAGGGTCAATCGGCGCGCAGCATGACCCGCTCGGCATGTTGAGAAGCGACCTGATACCATTGACGGCTGAAGGCTCAGCAGGCGCGCTCAGCTCGTTAACTGTGACAGGAGGACTCATAGCTCAAAGTACCTCTGCCAATATCAGCCAAGCTGCAAATGTCGGCGGGTACATTACGAATTCTTATGCTACACTCACCGCCGCTGCGATTAGCCCAGATGCAGCGGGCGGGGTTGCCGGGATAGGAACAATCACCACGGCAGGGACAGGCGTACAGGGCGCAGCGAGTCTGACCGGGAACGGATCGGCAACGGGCGTGGCCGGGTATATCGCCACCATCCTGCAAGCAACAATCGCCCTCGATCCCGCTTATGGCAACGCCGGGATAACGGCAATCACGGCAGCGGGAACAGGCGTACATAATGACGGGTGGAGTGTAACAGGACTCGGCGCGGCAACCGGTCAATCAGTCACGGCGACCGGTCTTGCTCTCGCTTCCTTCACGATCACCGCTCAGGGATCGGCATCCGGCATCGGGACTATCACGGCATCGAACGCACAGAACACTATCGCCTATTTGCAATCTGAAGGTAGCGGTGCAGGACAGCAAACGGCGATTGTCAATCTGACCAATGCCACGGTAACGATTGACGCATCAGGGGCAGCAACCGGCCAAGGTCTCGCATCTGAAACGATGGTTAATATTTACGCAACCGCTGGAACATTTACCAATGGATTCACCGCGCCGACCGGTGTGACCTCAGTTATTGCCGTAGCATGGGGTGGCGGGGGCGGCGGGGCGAATATCACCGGCAGCAATACAGGCGGCGGTGGCGGTGGTGGGGGGGCTTATGCGATAGGCACTGTCTCTGTGACCGGCGGTAACTCCTATACCTATGTTGTCGGAGCGGCAGGGGCCGGGGGCGCATCTCCGGGTGCAGGCGGGGCATCGTCGTTCAACACTTCCTCGGTGGTGGCCGCAGGTGGCACAAATGCCACAGCCAATAGTTCGACCGGCGGGGCCGGTGGCACCACGGCGGCCTCGACCGGCACTACGGCGAAATACGCAGGCGGCTACGGTCACACATGGGCCTCCGGAACTTACGGGGCAGGTGGTGGCGGTTCGGGAGGCACAGCGGCAGCCGGTAACTTCACCACGCTCACCAGCGCATCAGACAACAGCGCAGGCGCAGCGGTGACGGGCGGCGGCATTGGAGGCCTCGGTGCGGCAGCGGCAGGCAACGGTTCTGCCCCGGCTTCCGGCCCTGGTGGTGGCGGTGGCGGGGCATATAGAGCAACGTCCAGCACAAGGAACGGCGGCGCAGGTTATGCCGGTCAAGTGAGAATTACCTATACGAATCAATAGGAGAATGGATATGAAAAAGTTACTGACTGCCTTCCTTTGCTCGATACTCTTTACGGCTACCGCTCATGCCAGCACCACGCTTGAATCGGTTAATGTCTACCTTAGGGTGCTGAACGGGGCAGGAACGCTCACCGGATATGGCGGGGTCGGGAGTTATACGGCGCTCACGGCTACAGGGGGGACTGCAGGTACAACCGAAGACTGCTCAACCGGTGTGACAAAAACCACCTGTCAGAACTTTGAAACGGCGACAACCGGGTATGATAACGGGGAGACATGGACTCCGGTAGCAGCGGGGGGGTGTGCGTACAATCCTGTATATGCCACAACTCCGGGCAGAGGTACACAAAGTTTCCTGCTTACCAACTCAACAGGAGCTAATCAATGTTTCACAGAGCATACCTATGCTTCCGCTTCCACTCATGGTTTCTTCGCCAGGATAAGAGTAAATTCGGTGGCAGGCAGCGCCAGAGTAATTGATATGTGGGACACGGGATACGCTAATGAGGTTATGAGTCTCACCTGGGGGGGGAACGATTGGGGTATACACCAAGGGACGGCGAGCGCCACAACAACTTCCAATACTTATAGCACTGCGACATGGTGGTATGTGTGGGTATATCTTACAACTGGCTCTGGGGCGAACGGCACCATGAATTTCTACGCCTCAGCAACCTCGACCAAGCCGGGAAGCCCCACCTTGAGCATCACCACAGGCTCGACCACCACTAATCCAGTGGCTACCGATATGGCAAGCTCAACGACAGTGTCCACTGTGGAATACGATCAAATTATGGAATCTACTAGTGATATCGGGAGTGTGGCGCCTTGAGAAAGTTTCTTATACTCATAATCTGTTTTTTGCCGAGCGTTGCCTTTGCCGCCAACCCGACCATCAGCAATGTCACAGGAACGGTTGCGACAGGGCAGACATTAACGATCACTGGAACGAACATGATGCAGTTGAATGAAACCAACTGGACCAGTTTCTTCCAGGGGGGTGCTTATGATTTCGTCAACAACCCTCAAACCGATGGATACCGTAATGTAGGTAATCAGAACGGTTCGTATGTCACTTCTCCATTGCTCGAAGGCACTCATAGTATGGCGTATCCTTTAACCGATGGATCGAATGATGGGGGTCAATTTGATGTTAAAGGCGGGTCGAATCTTAACCTGTGGCTTAGAACCTATACTATGTATACAGGGAATGGGAATTGGCCTACTATCACATTAAAAATGACAGGGTTTGTAAACAGTGGGGGCGGCGATACTTATTTCCAGCCGGCGATGTCTGGAGGATCGGCCCCTACGCAATGGCGAAGCACAACAGGGGACGCATCTGGAACTAACAATCAATATGGGACTATGACAAATCCATCATCATTGCAACAAAATAGGTGGTATCTGGTTGAAGAGCATGTCCAAAGTAATCAGGTGGACGTATGGGTGGACGGGGTCCAATACATATCACATGCCATCTCCCCCACGTTGTCTGGTGGGTACAACTGGTTTGAGATGGGGATTATTAACTGCACTGCCATTTCAGGGGTCACTCTCACTAATTATTATAGTGGAACAACTGTGTCAACATCCAGGGTCTATGCCTCATCTTATATTGAGATCAGTGGCGACGGCGGGTCAACATGGACATATCAACCGCCGACGTCCCTCAGTGAAACGTCGATTGCAATCACAGCGGCACTACCCACTCTGACAGCCGCCAATTATATCCTGAGAGTGACGAACAACTCCCAGATGATTGCGGCATCAGGAAACACAGCGACGGCCGGGGGAGCGACGTATGCTCTTGGTGGTGGGAGTTCGCCAAACGCTAATGTGAGCCTCACCGGGTTAGGTTCATCCGGCAGTAACGGGACAATTACCTCTCCGGTTTCTGGCGCGCAACTTATTTTCTCAGAAGGGTTCGATGATACCAATTTTGCCGCAAGAGGATGGTATGACGGGATACCTTCATCTATTGCTACCACGGGATGCTATTCAGGGGCAGGATGTTCGATCTGGACATTCAACTCTGGCGGAACTAATCCGACTCAGATGCCCGCAGGGTCGATGAGACATGAATTTACGGCCACAGATACCATTTACACTTCATTCTGGATAAAGTTCGCTACTGGGTGGGAAGGGTCGCAGCAGACAGTTCATCCGCACATAATATGTTTGCTTTCCGATCTTGATGATACGGCAAACCCATATAGTGCCCTTGCAGCCAACTACCTGAATACATATATCGAGTTTCACAGCGATGTTTTTGCATCTCAAGGCGATTACAATATCTATTCACAGATCGACCTACAAGATGAAAAAAACACAAACCCGAACTATGGGGCTGTGCCTAATGATTTAAGAGCTATGACTGAGAACAGAAGCGTAAACCAATGCAACACCCCCTCATATGACGGGGCTGTGGCTTCTTGCTATGCTGATGGGGTGACTTGCACATCAGGGATGAACTGTTACCCGTCCGGGACTTCTTTCTATTCGGCGAATGACTGGATTGCGACAACCCCGCCAGTTTCTACAGGCGCATGGCACCATATAGAGGCTTACATGAAAATGAACTCTATCGTGGGGGGTATCGGCCAGACTGATGGGATAATGCAGGAATGGATGGACGGAACGCAGACCATCAACTTCAGTAATATGATCTATCGGACGGGCCAACATCCGACGATGAAATGGGCGCAATTCACCATATCCCCTTTCATCGGTAATGGCTCACCGGTTACGCAGACAATGTATATTGACAGTCTGGCGGTATATAACGGACTCCCCGGCACGGCTTCTAGTTCGTCTCTCAACCTCTCTGGACTCGGGGGAACGTGCGGGACCGGTTCAATCACCGCCGCCATGACCTACTCGCCGGTTGTGAGCCTGACCGGCAATGGTTGCGGTTCAGGGGTCGGGTATCCTGGCGGCATGGGGGTAGGTGCTGGTATTCAGGCTATTTTCAGCAACGTAATTATGCAGTGAAAGGAGAAAAGGAATGAAGAAGTGGATGATTTTGGGGATTGTGCTTTGCGCCGGGTGCGCTACCACCCCGCCGCAGAAACCAGCGCAGCAACTTTCGCAAGGCGGCATTGCTTCGGTGGCTCGTAAATGCACCGTGGCAACATTCAAGGATGGAGACAAACAATCGGTCAACGTGAAGATTCAATAACCCGCGCACAAGCGCACAACCGCTGCTAAAGAGCAGCAAGGAGGCATTTCTTATGAAAAAGTTTTACTGGTCACTATTGACCGTATGCCTGCTGGTCGGCCTGACCAGTAACGCTTTCGCAGCTTTTACCGCTGGCATGACACAGCAGGCGAAACAAGATGCGCTGACTGCGGCATTTATTACCGGCAGTCCGGGTCCGACTATCAGGATGAGCCTCGGTTTGCAGTCGGCCAACACTTCGATTAACACCGGCACCACTTCTTCGGCCACTTTTACCGACCTCGACACGGCGCATGGCTACACCGCTGGGGGGAATACCCTCACTTCCTGCACCGCCGCTGCGACCGCCGGCAGTTCTCCGTTGGCCTCTGATTTCAACTGCACCGGTGGCCTCGTCTGGACCGCAACCGACGGCACCGGTATTACCGCTGACTGCGCTCAGCTTTACAACAGCACCACTACGCACGCCATGGCATTCTACACCTTCACCTCTGCCGCGGCGACCGGCAACGGGGCGACCTTTACCATCACCCCTCCGACCGTCTCCACTTCGGTTAGGGGCATGATGTACGTTGCCAAGGGGCTGACCATGGAAGAACTCCAGGCGCTTCAAAGCCTTGGCTGGATTCCGAAAGACCTCCCGGCTACCGCAATGATTATGTTGCAGGTATACGGTGGCAGATTCTAATTTTCAACGTCGAATTATGGGCGTCCTCAGTGGCGCTCATATCTGGATGCTGAAAATGGGGGGGGGGTGATGCCTTGATAACCCAGGGGATTCTGTCATTGTTCCTGGCCCTTACTATGGTCTAACTCAGGGGGCGGCGCATCCTGATTAAATAAAACGCTGGAGGCAAATATGAACAGAGACGCGATAATAAATCAGTTGAAGATTGATGAAGGATTTACGGCATCCGCTTTCTGGGATAACAAACAATGGACGTATGGTTACGGATGCTGTGCGCCAGGGCAAAGTTCCACTATCTCGGAAGAGACGGCAACCATCCTACTCGGCCGCCGGGTAGACCAGGCCATCCAGGAGTTTCACGAAATCTTTGCCGATCAGCCGATGGATGATGTTCGTCAGGGGGCGCTCGTTAACATGGTGTTCAACCTTGGCAAGGCCGGAGTTGAGGGCTTCCACAACATGGTTGCCGCAATTAAGGCCGATAATTGGGACGAGGCGGCAGATCAGGCAATGGACAGTCTTTGGTATCGGCAGCTTAAAAACTCCGGGGGTGCCCCCGGCCGCAGCAATAGAATTGTGGAAGAACTAAGGAAAGGAGCAACAGTATGAAAACTCTCTTGATTCTGGCGGCAGTATTGATGATGCAGGGGTGTGTGACCTCCCACAACGAGAAGTTCAGCGGGGCAGGGGTTATTAGCTCTGTTGACTTGACAAAAAAGAACGATGCGGCGGGCAAACAACAAGCGCAGGAATGGGCGGCATGGTGTAAAGCAAACCCGGTAGCCTGCCAGAAGTCCCTTGACGACGCAAGAGAACTTGATAACGCTTTGGATATCAAATGATGCGCGTATGGTTCAAGAAAAAGGCGACGTCATTCTTCGGCAGCGTGATCATGTTCTTTAGTGGTCATCATTGCCATGTTGAGCTCCAGTTTTCCGATGGCAAGTTCTTTTCTTCCCGAGACGAGGACAACGGGCCTTCTTTCAAAGATCACATCGATATGGAACCGGGCGCCTGGGACTGCATACCGATTGCCTGCACCAAGGCTCAGGAGAAGATTGTCAGGGCCCAGGCTGAATTAATTGCCGCAGGGGGCGTGTTTCTTGTGAAGCCAAAATATGGATGGATTATTATCTTCACCGCATTTCTCCCGATTCCCCTGCTCGTTGAGGATGATCACGTCTGGATATGCAGCGAGGCGGTAGGCGCGTCCATTCAATCAATCGGTTTGCTGCTCGGGATGGCGGCACAAGGCATGGCCCCTGATTTCATGTATAGACGGCTCGCCGCACAAATAAATGCGTGGATTAAATACCAGAAAGGGGATGGTCATGGACTGGGATAAACTGATTTTTTCACTTGCGGTCGCGGGAATTGGGGCTTATGCTGTTTATGCAAAGGACGGGATAACCGCCGGGGTGTGTCTCGGCATCATGGGTGCCATACTCCGGCCAGGGACATCACAAAAACAGGGGGACGCAAGCCCCCCAGAACCAGCCGGGCAAGACCCGGCAATGAAAGGAGTTTAGGCATGTCACTCATCAACAAGATTCTGGAAGATGAAATTAACGCAGATGTAAAGCTCATCAATTTCGTACAGTTCGCTGAAAGTGCCCAGTTCCAAGGGGACATTACCGACCTGGGCGACGCGCTCGCCGCTGCCGGGATTACCTTCACCGGTTTCCAGACCAACCTGATCCCCGGCCTGATCAAACTCTACGGCGCCAACATCCTGAAGATCGCCAATGCAGTCTATACTGCGTCGGTGGCAATCGCCAAGAAGATCGACCCGTCGTTCGTGCCGCCGGTCCCCGACCCGCCGCCGGTCGAGACCACGACCTGACACCACGGACTTGATCTGCCAGCCTTTTGGTAACGGGGCGGTCCGCCGCCCCTAGTTTTGGAGGTTGATATGTTCCAACTCGGGCGGTTGCCCCGTAAATTCTATCCTTTCATTCCTCACTACTCGGCCCTCACCATGCGCCGGGAAAAGACACTCTTGATTCCCGATTCTTGCGATTACACGCCCGGACTCCCTGTCGACGTGGGAATGATGCTCAACGATGCAGAAGGGGATTGCACTTGCGCTGGTGTCTACCATGCCCGGCAGGTGCTTACCCAATGGGCGGCAAAGAACATCATCACCGAATCGGACAACTGCGTCCAGGCCCTTTATGAACAGGCCTGCGGTTATGACCCCAACGACCCCAACACCGACAAGGGTGGCGTCGAGCAGGACGTGCTCGGGTACTGCGTCAATACCGGCTTTCCTATCGGTGACGGCACGACCGCAGAAAAGCTCCTTGGATTCTTCGAGACGGACCCGCGCAATACACAGGATGTGAAGGAGTGCATCTACGAATCGGGCCTGGTCTATATCGGCTTCGAGGTTCCCCGCTTCCTGATGTACGATGCGCAGGGCAACCCGATGACCCCGCCGGATGTGTGGGATGTTCCCGCTGGCGTGGACGTGACGGACACAGTTGGAGGGCATTGCGTCATTCTGCCGGGCTACAATGTGGCGGGAACCTACCCTGTGATTTCATGGGGGAGAAAGTACGGCATGACTCAGGCTTTCTTTGACGCATTCGTTGATGAGGTCTATTCTTTCATCTCTCAGGACTGGACGGACACGACCGGGATAACTCCTATAGGCATGACCGTTGCCGACTGGGAAGCGCAGATGGCGGCGCTGAAAATGGCGGGGTAACAAAAAGGGGGCGGCATGACGACACCTATCCAACCATCTTTAGAGATGTATAATGCGATAATGCCGGTAATATGGACGGCTGTAAAACTGCTCGTGAGTGTAATCGGTGCAGTCGGGGGAGCCCTTGTGGGGGTGCTGGTATGGGTAGGCAAGAGTTTCGTCAAAGGGCAGAAGACTACTGATGGCAAGGTTGACCAGATATTGCTGACCATTATGCACTGCGAAGGGTGCAAAAAAGCAGTAGATGCTGTATCGCCTGGAGGGCGCCGCCTCTATGATCCGGAGGACCGTTTATCATGACAACCGTTAAGCAACTAGTCCTTGATGCCCTCCCGCGGATTGCCAAAGCCCCGCCGACCGGCACTACATTCTACCAAGCAATAAACTATGTCGCTTCGATGATCGCCAAGCGCCTCATCAAAGTGAAGAGTGATCTGCTCGTTCAAATGGAAAACACATGGACCGTCACCCCTGACACGGTTTATTACGACCTCCCTGACGGGTTCATTTCCCTTGCGGAAAAGCCGTACAATCCCGATTACAGCGGGAGTTATGACGATGATAATTGGGATAGTGATAATTCGCAGAGTTACGGCGGCTACGATTACGACCTTTACGGCCGATCGGGATGCCTTGAGCCGATAACCGGCAGCCGGGCTCGATTCCAAGGACAGACGGCGCTTTCTCCGTATAAATATGAGCTTCTCGGCCTGACGCAGATTGTTTTCTATCCCGCGCTCGACCCTAGCCTTGTCTCGGTTTCCATTCTTGCAAGATATTACGGGATGCCGTCAATAATCGACAGTCCGACTCAGACGGTCGAGAACGTGACATCCGATGTGCCGATACCGTTCAACGGGCTGTTCGACCAGGCGTTTTTCCAGGGCGTTCCCCGGGTGATCACCAAGGGGCTGAACGTCATCCAGGCAGATCCGGACTTCGAGGCCATGCTACAGAACGAGGTGGACACGGTGCTCAACGCCAGGGCGGTGCCTTTACCGCGCAGACGCATGAAAAGGGGGGATTTCTATTGAAACCGATCTATTACGGAATACTCGCGATCGCTTTGTTTTGCGTCGGCCAGGTCGTCTACGGCAGCGGCAATGCCACCCCGATAATCAACACGTTCAACTGTTTCTCGTCTGCTGGTGGCAAAATATGTGCTCCGACTTCCCACTCGACCATTAAGATCGTGGGGGTGGTAAACACCCCAGGAACAAAAACTATTACTATCACCCCCGGCAGCGTGGGGGCTGCGTCGGCAGTGGCGTTCAATAGCTATACCTCAGTGGACGGCGGTCGAGCGACAAGGGCGGAAGTGACATCGGGCATACTCTCAATGTCCAGTTCCCCGACTGCCCCCACAACGACCTCTGCCCACAACCCATTCTGGTGTGATACTTCGACCTCCCCGCCGACACTCCGGATCAGGAACGGGGCGAATACCGGATGGATCGCGATAGGGACGCTTACCGATTCAGGTCTGGTATTCTGGGCCACGAATGCAGTGAATGCGACAAATGCCGGGAATTCCACGACCGTTGGCACATACGCTCCATCGACACGCCCCGCAGCAAGCCAAATACCAGTCAACGATGCCAATGGTTTCCATGCTTTCTCGAATTATTCAGCAAACACGTTCGCCAATTATTCAACTCACGGGATAAAGGTGCCGACTCCCCCAGCGTCGGATAGTAGCAGGTATGCGGTAAATTCATATTTCGTCGGGAGGGCGATAACCAACAGCATTCCAGTCTGGACTACGCCTACGTTCAGCTCGACGAACTTCTTAGGCAGTGGCAACACTTGGACGGTCGTCTCGGGGAATGTTGCTTACAATAGATACTACATCGAAGGTAAAAGGATGCACTGGATTCTTTCGCTCACAGGGTCAAGCGTAACCTCCGGGGGCAACGGGCTTGATATATATCTCCCGACGCTCGCGCACAATACGGTGTTTGGTTACATCGGCAGTTTCGTTTATTCAGACAATGGGACATATGGACAAGGGCTTGTTTCCAGTTATGGCGGCACGACAACATATTTCACATTATACAAAAACTTTGCTCTGACCAACTGGACTGCATCGACCGGCAATACTGCTATTATCTTCAACCTTGAGTTTGAAATCCAGTAAAAGAGGCTATTATGATCAACCAACCGACTCACAATGCGACTCTCCGCTACGACAAGGGACTCGGGGACTCTGCCGTCTACGCCCGGATGCCTTACGGGGGGAAATACTGGAATTTCACAACGTTGCAATGGTCGGTCACAGAAACGGCGGAGTGTGATTATTACATGCCCGAATTTGCCGACACTTCGGCGATCCAATCATGGTATTACGCAAGTCTGCCCGTGCCGAACGGCGGACCCTATCCAATAGAGATATGGTACAACGGCCAGATGATCGGCAACGATATATCTATTGAGGAGGCGCTTGTCGGTCCCGGCACGGTGGGGGTAGCGGCGATTATCGCGGCAATCGGCCGGCAGCTCCAGGATATACTGAATATCGGCTACCCAACGAATATCCTGCTCGTTTACCTGAATCTCGTTTGTCATGAGATAGTGGACCTCCGGCCGGAAGCGAATTCCATTCTTCAGGTGTGCCAACTCGTTGCCGGGACACGGCAAACATTTCCCGCTGGATGGAATGATCTGCTGGACGCGAGAAGAAACATGGGCGTCAACGGAGCCACCC